GGGTAACACAAGATGTAGTATAAAGAACACTACAGATAGAAAACAAAAGGCCAGCCGAACCCGTGTCCGACTGGCCTTCCGCCCGCGAGCCGTTAGATTCTAACGGATGAACTCGGCGATCCCGTCTATCGACAGGTAAACGCAATCCTGCCGAAGTTCCCGGGCGATCTGTTTCGCTATCGCCCTAAAAGCGTTAGAATGATCGGCGATAGTTTGCGGATCATACAACCCGAGGGAGCAGTCAAACACCGTAACGGGTTCGACCACAAGCAAACCCTGCCTGTCAATCCAGCCGCCTGTTGCTTGTGTTGCCGTGAACCCGCCCGCGATATCGGCAATCGTCTTGCCGTAAGCAACTAGCGGGCTTGTGTTCCTGTTGCAATTCGGAATGATTAGTCTCACGTTCATTCTGTTCTCCTGATTAGAAGCCATAACACTATGATCGTTAGTTCTAACATTCTAATGCCTTGCCTTTCAATAGAAGGATAGGACATTAGATAGATAAAAGCAAATGAATCTAAAGATTTTCTATTCATTGTTCGCTTTAGATAGGTACACGTTCCTTACTACCATGATGCGACTCCCCCCGGTGGGACATCCCGCTTTCCGGGTGGTCGCTAGGGGATCTGATCTCAGGCGACCCTCGTCTCAGAAATCCATTGCAAACAATACCATTCCGAACAATACGGGATTCTCCTTGACGGCCAGGACGATCAGGCGTACAATGGAGGGGTGTGAAGATAGGCCCTTGGAGATCCGTCATGCGGAAGACCCTCTGCCTCGCTATCCTCAGTGTCGTGCTGTTAGGGACCGTCGCCCAGGCCCAGACCACCCTCCAGGAGGGTACGGTCGTCGCCATTCAGGGCGAAAGCTGGGGCTCCGGCTTCGTGGTGGGGCAGACTCCCACGACCTGGATCATCGCCACGGCCCGGCATTGTGTCGAAGACGCGAACAACGGCATCCGGGAGACGGTCACGGTGAACGGTCGCATCAGCCAAGTCCTGGCGACCAGCGAGACTGACGATGCTGCCCTGGTCGCGGTGCCCCGCATCTCCATCGACAAGTGCAAGGTCTGGGATCTGGGCCCTCTTCCGAAACGAGGCGATTCCATTACCGCCCTCGGGAACCATTATCGACTCGCCAAGGGCCTCGTCTACAACGACGGCCTCATGGAAGCCAGGGGCTACGTCATTATGTCCAACTGGATTCAGGAGGACGAAACCTTCATCAACGTCGCGGGACCGCTCTTTCCGGGCATGTCCGGGGGCCCCGTCTATGACTCCAAGGGTAGGGTGATCGGCGTCATCAGCCGGTTCCCGCCCGTCCGCGGTCAAATGCACACCGGCATGTGCCTGTGTGTCCCAATCTCGGCCATACAGGAACTTCTGAACGGAGAGGAATGCGAATGTCACTAGGAAACCCATTTCATGCCGAGGTCGTCTCGGCCGATGCGAGCGGCGTAGGGGTCAAGGCCACGATCTACAAGGGGGCCGACAAGACCGCCTATGTGCCCACGGCCACTGAGTTTCTGACCATCACGGACATTATCTTCATCTCCACCGCGGGTGGGGTCTATGACATCGTGATGGGAACGGCCCTGGCCGGGGCTGACGGGGCCGGACTCCGTATCGCCAAGGGGAACGCCGACGTTCTCGGTGGGTTAGCCCATCACTTCGAGACGCCTGTGGCCCTGCCTGTGGGTTACGTGCCGTGGCTCATCGCCGCGGCTGGTCAGGTCGATCTTATTCTCTGCGGCTGGATCACGGAGGTATAATTGTGTCTGACATCGTACTCGGCGGTGACGCGAACTGGAGCACCTGCAACACGGGAGCCACTCCCCCCGGCGGGGGGGACAACGTGTATCTCAACGGTCACACCCTCAACCTGGACGGGGCCAATAGTTCGACCTACACCTGTGCCCTCATCAAAGCCTGTCAGGCCGATGGGACGACCCTCACGAACTCGATCATCACCCTCGCCAACGCGATCAGCACGATCACGGCGAACCTGTTCTCCGGGACTACGAACTCTCTCATTACCCTCGCTGGAAACAAGACCCTCACGATCAACGGTAGTCTCCAGGCCGGGACGATCTCGGTTCTAACCATTTCGGCCGGGGCCAACACTGTCGCCGTCAACGGAACGGCCACGGGCGGGTCCGCGGCCGGGGCCTATGGGATAAGTGTGGGGGCCGACACGACCTTCTCCGTCACGAATCTCACAGGTGGGAGTTTCGCCGGGGCTGACGGGATTATAGTCAATTCCGTGAACGCGGTTGTGACCGTCACCCTCCTCAAGGGCGGTTCGGTCTTTGGAGCAGTCGGAGCCCTGGTCAACCAGGGGACGCTCATCATCAACGGGACCGACGTGACGGGTGTGGCGTATTGTTTCTCCTGCTCGCAGGGGGCCACGGTCAAGATCGCGGACGGAGTAAAGCTCGCGTTCAGCGACAAGACCTCCGGCCTAATAAAGTTCTACGCCCCCTCCCTTTTGCCTGCCGTGACGACGGTGCTCTTGAATACGTCTTACGGCGGGGCAGACTTCCTGGGGACGTTCGACGAGGACACCCGCAACGTGGACCCCACCATTGCGAAGGTCTCTCTGGGTACGCACTACACGATCCACGGTTCCGCCATGATCGGGATCGCTCCCGCGGGCGGCGGAAGGGTCATCGGTGGGTAACATGCGGTATCTCATGCTCCTAAGTCTCCTGGTGGTCGGCGGGTGTGCGAACTTTAGTACACCGGCCACACCCCAGGTGCTCGGGATGCTTCCGGACTATCAGGCCGCTCAGGTCGAAGTCTGGGCGGCTCAGCATCCGGTGATCTTCACCTTCTTGATCCACACGCCGGATGCCTGCCCGTGGATCTACAGCGTGGACTTCTTGACTCATTCGCACGACACCCCCTGGTGGGCCAACCGGGTGTACCGATTCTACCGGGCCAAACATCTTTTGGAACGGCATTGCACTTGCGATCAGGTTCAATATGGCTGAGACCAAGCGACAACTCAAGACGCCGACAGGGGCCGTCCTCTCGAAATACCTCCGGGCCCTGGCCCTGGACGTGGAAACGATTGACGACAAGGGCGATCCGATCACCAAGGCCGCGGCCCTGGCGACCCTGGTCTGGAAACACGCCCTCGGGTTCAAGCGGCCCGTGGACGAGCACAAGCCCGATGGTCCGAAGGAGACTGTGCCTCCCGCGGTCTGGGCGATTGACCTGCTCTACAATCGGATCGAGGGTAAGATTCCCCTGGCCGTCGTTGAGGATCAGGGCCGGTCCCTCACCGAGAAGGTGAGCGACCTGGGCAAGGCGAAGATCAACTCCATGACGGAAGCGACGACCGAGGATGATGGAAGAGACTCAGAAACCTCAGCTTAGTACCCCGTTCCCGGACCAGCCTCGGGTGTGGACTGACCCGGTTACGGGCCTGAAAGTTCCCAAGGGTATCCGAGAGAATCTGGAGTGGCGGGCTCGCCTGCTTCGGGACGCCGACGACGATCCTGCCTTCCAGAATGATTTGTTTGCTGCTTGTCGGGAATCCGTTCTTTTCTGGACGAATGCGTTCGCCTTCACGTTGAAGATCCGCGACGTGGACGACACGGGGCACCAGCGGCAGGCCGAGGGTGTCCATGCACCGTATATCACCTGGGCGATCCAGGATGAGCATCTCCTGGAGATCCAGAAAGCGATCAATGAAGGCTATGATCTGGCAACGGATAAAAGCCGAGAAATGGGAGCGTCTTGGGATCACATTCTCCTGTTTGAGCATCAGTTTATTTTCAAGCCGGATTCTCTCTTTCTGGAGATATCGCGGACCGAAGAGTACGTGGATAAGTCTGACAATCCCAAATCTTTGTTCTGGAAACATCGCTATCTCCGAAAATGGCTTCCGACGTGGATGGTTCCGCCGATCACCGACATCACAATGCACTTCTCCAATCTGGCAAACGGGTCGAAGATTGATGGAGAAAGTGCTAACAGCAACGCGGCTTCGGGAGATCGAAGGCGGGCTGTCCTCCTGGATGAGTTCGCTAAGGTAGATCAGGGCACTAAGATGCGATGGGCCACGTCGGACGTGACGGCCTGTCGACTCGTGAACTCTACGCCCTGCGGCCCCGGCACCGAGTACAGCAAGTGGGTCAAGAGTGGCCAGATCAAGGTCTTTGTGATGCCCTGGTGGGAACACCCCGAGAAGGGCAAGGGCCGGTACGTGACCCAGGATGAGGTCACGAAGGCGTACAAGATCCGGAGTCCCTGGTATGACGCCGAGTGTACTCGCCGGTCGCCCCAGGAAGTCGCCCAAGAGATGGACATGGATCATATCGGCTCCGGCCGAACGGTTTTCAATGCCATGCCCGTCGAACAGCACAGAGCCCTGTTCGGGAAGCCCGCCACGTTTACACGCGGCTTCGACTTCCTCAAGGGGATCGCCCAGGACGCCATGTCCGGGATCATCGCCCGTTCTCAAGTGAATCAATTGCAGGTTTCCAAGGCCGGGTCGTGGAGGTTTTGGCTGGCAAACACTGGAGGTCGTCCTGACCAGACGAAGAACTATGTTCTGGGCGTCGATATATCCAAGGGTCAGGGAGCCTCGAACTCGGTTGTTTCTGTTCTTTGTTCGGAGACTCGGGAAAAGATTGCTGAGTTTGCCAATGCGAACGTACCACCGTATGATCTGGCTCGTATCGTGTGTGCTGCTGCCATTTGGTTCGGTGGTGCTCGCAGCGGCGGGCATCCGTTGGTTATTTGGGAAGCGAACGGCGACCCAGGATACGACTTCGGACGGGTCTTCGTAAAGACCTACTGCTATCCGAACTATTACGTGGACACGGTGGTCGGGACCGCCAGGGAAAAGCCAGGCAAACGGTATGGCTGGCACTCGTCCCAGGAGAAGAAAGCTCAACTCATGGGGCTCCTGGATCGGGCCTATGCCCACGGTGGAATAATCAATCATTCTACAGAGGCCCTTGACGAAGCCCTGACTTACGTGTACTATGAAGATGGGGGTTGCGGACCCGCGGACTTCGTGAAGGAGTCCGAATCGACGAGGGCCGCACATGGAGATCGCGTCATCGCTGACGCCCTGATTATGTTGGGGGTGGAAGGTGTACCGGCTAGTCAGACAGGCACTCCTATGCCTCCAGGCCGTTCGATTGGTCATCGCCGCCGCATGGCTCTATCGCGGGGGAAGACGGGTCAGGCGGCGTGGGGGGCACGAGTAGATTTCGGAAACGGAGCACCAACTTTCACGGCCCCGAAGCGGGGCTGGTGAGGTATAATGAAGGGATGAACAAAGAGTACCACAGACTCTACGCCGCGAAATGGCGGAAGGAACACCCCGAACGGGCCCTCGCAACATCGCGTCGAAACAATGCGGAGAGAAAAGCCAAGGGCTATAGTGCTTACCGCACCGGAGGAGGTCGGGATGCTTTTCTTCGTGCGACCTACGGTATCACCCAGTCTGATTTCGACAGAATGAAGAATGAGCAGAACGGGGTTTGTTATCTCTGTGGTCAGCCTGAGACGGCGATGAGGGCGGGTAAGCCCCGAGAACTCTGTGTGGATCACAATCATCTTACAGGAAAAGTTCGGCATCTTCTTTGTCTTGATTGTAACTTTATGGTGGGCCACTCCCGAGAGAATCCACTTGTTCTTGAACGAGCGGCGGAAATGCTGAGGGTTGAAAATGCCTGACAAGGAAATAACCATTGCCAAGATGTATAGGGCGGTTCAATTGGGTGAGGAGCGTCTTCGCAATTTCCGCTCGTCCCGTCTTCTGTTCCTCCGCGAGTACGCCGGGCAGTACTATGACCGGGATCACGCGACCATCGGCAACGAACCCTTGAATCTGATCTTCTCGGCGATTTCCACCCTCGTCCCAAACCTCGTCACGAACTTTCCCAAGACGACCGTCACGAGTAAGTTCCTGATCTACCGCGGTTACGCGGAACTTCTGGGCCTGGGCCTGGACTACCTTGCCAAAGAGATCAATCTCCGAGACGAGCTTCGCCGGTGGATCGTGGATTCATTGTTTGTAATGGGCATAATGAAGACCGGGATCGCCACGAGTGGCGACCTCGTGACGTTCAACGACGACGTTCGGATCGACGCAGGCCAACCTTACGCGAGCGTGGTGGACTTTGATGACTACATCCTTGACCCGGCCGCACGGCGACTTGAAGAGGCGACCTTCGTCGGCAATCGCGTCCGAGTCCCTCGCCAGATGCTTCTCGACTCGGGACTCTACAAGAACGATCTTATCGAGAGCCTCCAACCCGCAGGAATTGACCCATACCAGCGTCGTGAAGTGGAGACGATTTCTCAGCACGAGGTCACACCGGCCGAGACTGTCTCGCTCCAGGATCTTGTGGATGTTCGGGAAATCTGGGTTCCGGCAGCTAAGGCGATTGTTACATTGCCCACCGGCCAGAGCGTCTTTGATGATTACCTCCGAGTCGCGGACTATGATGGGCCAGATTCAGGCATGTATACCTATCTGAGTCTGACGCCGCCCTTGCCGAACAATCCTCTCCCCATCGCTCCGGTGGGGATCTGGTACGATTTGCACGTCGCCGCGAACAAGATGGCGAAGAAGATCATGGAGCAGGCCGAGCGTCAGAAGGACATTCTCGGTTACAAGCCCTCGGCCGCGGACGACGCCCAGGAGATTGTGGACGCTGGCGACGGCGAGGCTATTGGTCTGATGGACCCCGAGGCGGCTCGGGTCTACTCGTTCGGCGGTCAGCAGAAGTCGAACGAAGCCCATCTCATGCAGCTTTCCTACTGGTTCAATCTCGCCACGGGGAACACCGATCAGTTGGGCGGCTACAAATCCGACGCCGGGACAGCTACCCAGGCGAACATTCTCCAGGGCAATACGAGCATTCGCGTGGAAGACATGCGGGATCTCGTCTACTGCGGGACGAAGCACATTCAGGAAAAACTCGCGTGGTATCTCCACACCGATCCGCTAATTTCTCTGCCTCTCATCAAGCGGACGCCGATCCCCGCCCAGACCGTGATGGGCCCGATGGGTCCGATGCTCATGCCGCCGAAGATGATGGAACAGCAAATGATTCTTTCTCCGGATTCCCGGAAGGGTGAGTTCCTGGATTTCCATTTCGACATCGAGGAGAAGTCCATGAGCCGGATGGACCCCGCGGTGCGTCTCCAGAAGGCCCTCCTCTTCGCCGCGAAGGTGCTTCCGAGTGCCGCTCAGGCCGCGATGGTCTGCCAGCAGATGGGCGTTCCCTTCTCCTTCCCGGCCTTTGTGATCCGGATGGCGAAGGAGTTGGATCTGGAGTGGATGGACGAGGTTTTCTACGACCCGAACTTCCAGGCCCAGATGATCTCCCAGATGAATAGTTCACCCAAACCCGACAACGCCAAGCCTACGCAAGCGGGCCCTGGTGGTGGGATGGGGGCGATCCTACAGAACGGTCAACCCGCCAACGTGGCGATGAGCGGTAGCGACATGAACATGACCTCGGATCAGGGAGCCTCCACCGAGACCCTCTCCGCGGCCCAACCGAACCAATCAGTTCAGAATCTATAGGAGATTACCATGCCCGGTTTCACGACAGAGCGTACCCAGGGAATCATCGACTCCGCGGGCGGGGGCCAGCAGAGTCAGGACGTGTCGGCCCTCAGCGATCAGGCCAAGAGGATCGAGTCCACTCGGCAGGCCGCGATGCAGGCCAACGCGGCTCAGAACCTCAAGGCCGCGACAGGCGGGGGTGGGGACATCAAGGCCCTGAACGATAAGGTTGCCGATGCCGTCATGCAGCACCGGGCCTTGAAAGATCTCGATCCCGTCACCAACCGAAGCGAGTACATGCTTCGTCTCGGTGAGGAGATCGTCGGGATGGAGAAGAAGGCGAAGGAAGTGGAGAAGTCCAAGACCGGCAACACCCGTGCGATGGACACTTACGCCCAGGTCGCGGCCATTCTCCGCAGGCGTCTTCACGCCATGCAGAGCGAGGACACCGGGGCCCAACCCCAACCCGGAACGCTTCCCCTCATGCAGAAGATGGCCCCTTCTACTGCCCAACCAAAACCGTATGAATACGGTTCCACTCCTCCGTCTACGACAGGAGGGTATAATTATCCGGGGGGGAAGGACTAATGGGGATCGTGTGGAAACAAAACGGTAAGACCGTGAGCGGACCCGAGGCCATTCCGAACGTGGAGGGGCAGGGGGCCGCTGTCCGGTCGTCCTACAGAAAGCCCCTGGAACTCCAGTCGATGGGGTTCCTGGCTCATCCCGAGGACGTGGCCGAACACCGGAAGAGATTCCCCAGCGTGGAACTCGTCATGCGTCAGGGTTCGGCGGTTCCGGTCATGCACAGTCTCGGTGAGAAGCGGGCCTACCTCAAGGCCGCGGGATGGGCCGACACCCGGAGTTTCTAATGCGTAAATGGCTCCAGTATGAATGTGAGTTGATAACATTGCTCCTGCTCGTTATCATCTCGGGAGTGAGCTATGGAATCCTCGAAGCGACGTACATCAACACGGACGCGGGCAACTTCAAGACGATCCCGTGGACGGGCGGGCACTTCGCCTACTATCATCTTCTGCTCTGTGCCCAAATGTTCGTGGCTGCATTTTCCATCACTTTCATGGCAGACTGGATCGCCATTCATCGTAAAAAGTATACTGTACTGATGAGTGTCGCCGGGTTTCTCCTGGCGATTCTCGTAGAGGACATTACATGGTTTGTCACCCGATGGAAGCCTATTGGGAGAACCGAGTGGACGGTGTGGCCCGCAGGCTGGGCAATCCCTCTTTGGTTTACTTATATCCCGATCTGGTACGTCGCGGTCCTGGCCTTTTCGACGGGCCTTTTGTACCTTGCTTCATGCCTAGCGACGTTCGGATACCGAAAGTCATTGACCGTTCCACTCGATAGTGGTACGATGGAGTATGGAAGAATTGTCTCCTACCCCCGCCGAAAGGCGGGCAGCAGACAGAGGAAACGCCATGACAGATGTAGTTGAGACGCCCGTGGAAGAGGTTGTGACTCAGGAACAGACTCCTACCCGGCTCGCCGACGACCCGAAGATCGTGAGTGCTATCCAGGCACATCTCGATGCCTTCGCCGAAGACGACGACGCCGCAGAGGTCTCTCCGGTCGCAAAGGCTCTTGCGGAAGAGACGCCAGCCGAAGAGAAGCCGGTTGAGGAGGCCCCCGCTCCTGTTGAGGAGACTCCCGCCGAAGAGAAGGTCGTCGAAGAGAAGCCGGTTGAGGAAGCAGTCGCCGCCAAGGCGTCTACCCTTCCTGCGGCTTATGTTCGGACGGCGAAGGCTCGGGGTTGGGAAGATCAGGAGATTGCCGACTTTGCGAAGGCGAATCCGGCTCTTGCCATGAAGACGTTCGAGAGAATGCACGTCTCCCGGACGCAGGAGATCAACGAATGGGCGGAACTCGGTCGGAAGGTGCGGCAGAATCCTGTCCCTTCCCAGCAGACTCCGGTATCGCCGGTTCCTGCCTCCGGTGCCTCACCCGCCCCTGTCGCCACAGCTCTCCAGCCCATCGACATCCCGGCGATGGTGGCAAAGTTCGGGAATCAGGAGTTGATCGAAGCCCTGGCCGGGCCGATGAACGCGACGATTGCGATGCTCGGGCCCATCGTCCGGGACGCGATCTCGTCTCAGAAGCAGGTTCAGGAGACGCAGAAAGAGACTCTGGGTAAGACGATCCAGGGCTTTTTCACGGGTGCCGACATGGCTCCGTACAAGGAGACCTACGGCGGGAAGGCCCACACTCTCACGAAGGAGCAGATCGAGAGTCGTCACGCGGTCCTGGAGACCGCTGATGCCCTGATTGCTGGGGCGAGGTTCCAGGGACGGAATCTGTCGGTTGAGGATGCGTTGACAATGGCACACGATTCGGTATCGAGTGCCTCCAAAGAAACAGTCATTCGGGACAGTCTCCGAAAGAGCATCGTGAAGCGAGGAGCCGCTATCACCCTCAAGCCTACGGCCATCGGCCGTCGTGCCGCGGGTGGTCCTCCGAAGGATAGGGCCGAATTGCTCGGCCGTACAGCGACCCGTCTCTCCGAGGTTTTCGGCAACTAGTTCCACAGGGAGTAGAGTCACATGGGAATCGACAACGACAAACTGTTGGATCTCGTCGCAACGACCCTCAAGGATCTGCCCAAGCAGACCTTCGAGGTTGCGTGGACGAATCAGAATTACGAGTTCTCCCGTATCTATCAGGAGGACCGGCAGCAGGTGGACGGCGGAACGTCCATTCAGCGTAACGTCATGCTCGATCAGTCGGGCAATGCCAGTTACCGGAAGCTGTTCGATGTTGACCAGCCTGCGGTTGCGAACGTGCAGCGTCAGATCGACGTGCCCTGGACCCAGATCGGCACGAACTATTCGTGGGACATCGTTGAGATCCTGCGGAACAAGAACTCGGCCAAGGGCTACATCAATCTGATGGAGTCTCGCCGAACGGACGGTCTCTGGTCCCTGGCTGATCTGATCGAAGATCGCGGCTGGAAGACCCCCACCAACGCCACGGATAAGTTGTTCCCCTACGGCGTTCCTTACTACCTGAACATGCTGGACGCGGGCGTGACGGCGGCTGGGTTCTCGGGTCAGACGATCCGTTACCAGGACGCGACGACCGGCCATATCTGTGCAGGCATCGACGCCGCCACGGAGCCCAAGTGGAGGAACTACGCCGCGACCTACCAGAAGATCGACAACGCCCTGATGCGTACCCTTCGCCGGGCCCTCCTGGCGACTCGGTTCCGCCCCCCTCTCTTCATCACCAGCCCGGGCAATGACGAGCAGGGTACTCGCCGGATCTACGCGAATCTGGACATCAACACCGAGTTGCAGGATCTCGCTGACAAGCGGGACGACGCGACCCAGCCGAAGGATCTCGCGGGCAAGAGCCTGATCGACATCCAGGGCACCGTGTACTTCAACCGCATCCCGATTCAGTACATCCCGAATCTGGACGGCGTGACGTACAATCCGATCTACGTCGTGGACTTCAAGAAGTTCATTCCCTTCGTCCAGGAAGGCTTCTGGATGGAAGAGTCGAAGCCGATGACGGACCGCCTCCAGCACACGACCGTCACGGTCTATCTGGACGGCTCGCACAACAACCTGTGCCTCAACCGTCGTACTTCGGGCTTCGTCATTCACAATCCGATTCCCTAACGCGGAATCGTAGTATTCGGGAAGGCCCCAAGTGGGGATGATCCCATAACAAGAGAATCGGAGAAACAAACATGACTCGTGGAATCGGAAATGTCAGTTACGTTCGCCAGGGGAGCGAAGTCGTCGTGCAGGGCGACTACGCTTCCAACTGGAAGTTTCTCTACACGGCTTCGGTCGTGAAGAGTGAGAAGTGGAATGTCGGCGACCGGGTGGTCACTCCGGACGGCCGTGCGTTTCGATACGCGAAGGCCGGGGGTGTCTGTGCCCCTGAGTTTGGGGCCTACAATCCTCTTCCGACTATCGTGAATGCCGTTGCTCCGGCTCAGTCAGTGATCCAGACTCCCATCCAGGGGTTGGTCGTCGTGGCCGGAACGCTAGACGCCAATGTCGTGACGATCACGAAGGGTGCGACTGCGGGTGTCAACGCTGACGGTGTGCTGGCTCTGGATGAACTCCGCGGTGGGTATATCGTGGTCGGCAATGGTGCCAACCAGCATCCCCAGAATCGCGGTATTGTTGGCAATCCGGCGAGTGTTGCGGGGGCGGCTTCCCTAGATGTCTACCTGGACGCTCCCCTGACGGCCGCTGTGACCGTGGGCACGACCAACATCGAGACGATGTTGAATCCCTACGAGTTCCTCAAGGCGGATCAGTCGGCGACGGCCTTTATGACCTTCCTGGGTCTGCCCGTCGTAAGTGCAACGCTCGGCCAGTATTTCTGGGTTCAGACCTGGGGCCCTCTCTGGGTGACGAGCGATAACAACACTGGCAAGATCGCTGGTGGGCGTGATGTCCTCTTCGCCGCAAATGGTTCGCTGGTGAGCATGAACGCGACCTATGCCTGTCTCCAGAGGGCCGGAGTCGGTATGGACTCGAACCTCGGGGCTGCGAGCAATGCCCCAATGGTGATGCTCCAGATTACTCCGTGATCTGACTGACGCTACCTTGGGTTTGGGATATGGGGCACGGTTCTCTGAAAAGGGACCGTGCCCCGCGGGGTCGGGTGAATTAGATGCCAGCAGAATCACAAGCACAACGAGCGTGGGCCTTCGGAGCAAAAGGACCGGCCTGGGCCAAAGCCCATCACTTCGACAACAAGGGCAAACTCCCCAAGAAGGTCGCTCACGACAAGGCTGTAAAGAACGCGAAGACCAACCTCAAGAAAGCATTCTCCAATGCCTGAACCAAATGCCGCTTTGACCTACCAGGACTTGATCCTCGCCGTCGCCGAGCAACTCGGCGTGGCCTACTACGGGGCCGCGGGCACATCTGCGGCTGCGATCCCGGTCGATGCCTTCGAGTTGGACAAGTGCAAGCGGTACGTCCAGGACGGTATCCGAATGTTTATGGCCGACTCCCCGCTGAACGGTTGGCGATGGCAGCGGCCCCTCGCGGAAATCGACCTCTGGCAAGAGACGGGCATTCCGATGCCCCCAGGCTCCGCGGGTCCGAACCTCGTGACGAGTGCCCATGTGGCGGGCACGACGCATGTCTATTCGACCTCGGCGTGGTTCTCCGCGACGATGGTCGGCATGGTCCTCGCCGTTCGGCAGACCGGCCTGTTCACCATCGCGGCCTACGTCTCCCCCACGGAAGTCACCCTCACCCCGGCGATCAATTTCAGTTGGCTGGGCGGGAACACGTTCAGCGTGAATGATCCGGGGGCGACTCCCCCGACGATGACAGGCACCTACGCGGCCGGGCCTAATCTCACGACCGTTACTGCCGCCCCCGGCACTTTTTATCCGAGTACAGAGGGAAAGACCCTTTTCATCACGGATCTGGCCGTGGGCGGCGTGGGCAAGGCGATCACACTCTACGCGTACATCTCTGACACCACAATGACGGTGCAGGGCGATTTCCATTGGGCCGGAAGTAAGACCTTCAATCTGTCCAGCCAGGGCCTCTACAGTCTACCCCAGAACTTCGGCGGGCAAGTGGCCGGAGAGATCACCTACCAAGCCGGGAGCAACCGTGGCGTTCCCATCAACTGGATCGGCGAACTCGAAATCCGCAGGATGCGTGAAAACTGGAACAGCGTCAGTGGAAATCCATACTACGCCGCGGTGCGGCGGAACAATACTGATTCCCGTCGTTGGGATTTGTTCATCTATCCCAACACGGGTGGGACGTACCGGGTCGAGTTCCCGTACATTATCTACTTCGATAAGATCACGAACCTCACGGATATGCACGTCGCAGGGTTCCAGCATGACGAGACGGTGAAGTGGGCGGCTCGGTGTCAGGCCGAGATGCAGGGTGAGGATGCGATGGCCGGAAGTACGGAATATTACCGGAAGATCGCCCTTCTGAACAGCTACAAGATCGACGCCATGAGTGCGACCCGAAAGTTGGGGTACAATGGCAATCCGAGATCCACGACAGTGGCATTGCGGGACTTTAGACAGTACTTTAGACGCCCCACGGTGAACTATCGCCAAGTTCGGAAATCTTCTGAACTGTCCAGTATTTTCCTTGCTGGAATGCCGTCAATGTGGTATACTAGAATCTAGACATCGTAACCATAGGAGAACAAACGATGACTGGATTCAAGAGATGCTCTGGATGTAAGACGGAAAAACCCGTGACTGAGTTTCACAAGAATCGGGCGATGGCGGATGGTCTGAACAATCAGTGCAAGATCTGTCTGAATGCTCTCAAGAAGACATGGCGGGCGAGTGAGCACGGACGAAAAGTTCAGTGGCTCTACTCGAAGACGGAAGTTGCCCTCAAGAATCAGAGAAAACATGCTCTTCGCACAAAGTACGGAATGAGCATTGAAGATTATGATAAGATGCTCTCGGCTCAGAATGGTGTGTGCGGGATTTGCCGACAGCCGAGCAAACGGAAGAATGGCCTATTTGACGTGGACCATGACCACAAAACCGGAAAAGTTCGGGGTCTTCTTTGTCACGGATGTAACACTCTCCTGGCCCTTGCCGGGGATAGTGCGGAACTTCTGAAACGTACTGCGGCGTTCCTTCGCGGAGAGGAACTACCGCCTCTAGATCATTGTCTCCGCGAACAATAGTGCCAGCAAA